CTAACATCTATGTGGTGAAGGATCCTTCTAATCCTGCTAACGAAGGCAAGGTCTTCTTGTACAAGTTCGGCAAGAAGATTTTCGACAAGCTCACCTCTGCTATGAATCCCGAGTATGAAGGCGATACTCCTATGAATCCTTTCGATTTCTGGAGTGGTGCTAACTTCAAGCTCCGTTCTAAGATGGTTGCTGGTTATGTCAACTACGATACCTCATCGTTTGACACTCCTGGTCCTCTGCTTGATGATGATGCCGAGCTTGAGAAGATTTGGAAGTCCGAGCATTCTCTCAAGGAAGTTCTGGATCCTAAGAACTTCAAGTCATACGACGAACTCAAGCGGAAGCTCGAGGATGTCCTTGGCGCAAGTCTCGGTTCGGCTGATGCTCCTGTCAAGGACCAGATCACCGATTCTGTTACTCAGAGGCCAAACTTCGAGGCTGCTAAGGCTCGTAAGTCTGTCGCAGATGATGTGCCATTTGATACTGAGGACGAAGACCTTAACTACTTCAAGGGTCTTGCGGACGAATAATTGCAGCGTGAGAGTAGAAAGGGCAGCTTTCGGGCTGCCCTTTTTTATTATGAGAAGTGGCCGTTGACTAGATTGCCACTGTTTTCATTATAAAGCCTTGCTCTGTTCAATGCTCTTAGTTGTGATGGCGATGATGCCATAGAACCAAAAGACATTGTTTCTAAGAAGTTTGGATCAGGTGTGCTTACTGGCATTGGTTGTTCCGGTCTTCTTTGTGAAGGTTGATTTGGTTCTTCCTGTCTCTGTGGTTCAGCAGGTGCTATTTCAGCCTTTTGGTCTTCTTGTCTTATTGTTGAAGGATCAATGCGTAGATTACCCTGATCATCTTTGGTATACAATTCTCTGTCATTACTCATAAACTCTAGCTTACCAGTGTCCGTATTAATACCAGCAACATTTTCTCCTGGTGTCATAGGAACTGTACCACCACTAGCAAATGATCTAACCTCTGGCCGATTTGCGACAGGCGCTGGAGCAGCGGATGGTGTAGTTGTTTGTTGAGTATCAGATGGTATCTTTACAGGATCTATTGGAGATACAGGAACAGGAATAGCTTCAGAAGGTTGCCCTTCAACTCTGCTTAGTGCTGATGTGACAGGGTCAGCATTGACAGGGCTTGGTTGCGGCGCAGTTATTTGTTCTGCCGCAACTTCACTTTCTTTTGGAGTGAAACCTGTTATACTATCGAAATAACTCGCCGCTTGTTCCGGTGTCAATTTACTTATAGTTTCTCTTTCCTGTAAAAATCTTCTACCTTCTTCTGTAGCTTGTAGAGTAGCAAGTTTAGATGTTTCTACGCCAGTTTCGCTATATCCCCAATACGCGGATCGTCTAGAAGGATCTTGTTGAATATGCATAGAGTGCGGACTAGATTTATCAGGATATCCTACTCTATGTCCACCCTCTGCTCCAACACTTGCGAAGTGCGCTGCTGTTGCCATATCATTTTTAATTTGTTCAGGCATATTTTTTCCTAGATTAATAGGAACAACTTTACCTTGGTCGTTTACTACAGAAGCAGCCATATCAATAGAATAGTTTGCGTCTCTTCCAGAACCATGATTTTCTGAATGGTTATCTCCACCAGAGGCAATTCTTGGTATGTAATTATTCTTTCTAAGAACCTTAGCTGAAGCATCTGCTGCTAATAGCGCATCTCTACCTACTAGCCCTGTCTCAGCATCAACAATTGAATTTCGAGCTTTAGCCAATTCAGGATCAACTTGATTCCATATATCACTATTGACATCTAATTTTTCAGGATACTGATCTCTTACATTCTTATAGAAATCTGCGGCCGATGACTCACCCATTTTACCTTGAAATTGTGCTGATGATGTTCCTGCTGAAATTTCTCTCTTATATAATATTCTTGTCAATGCTTCGGCTTCTTGAGTTCTTTCTTGCTTTATAAGGGAATCTCTTGCCGCAGCAATTTGATCTGGAGAAGCATTCTCAGGCACTAAACCAGGAAAATCTTTATTGATCTGTTCAATCTGATTATAGTATTCATCGCGTCTTCTTATGTGGGGACCAGGATTAATTTTTTTACCTGCCATGTCCCAACGAATAAAGTTATTACCCAGAACTTCAGCAGCTTCCTGCTGACTGATATTAGGATTATCCAAGAATTGTTTTTTTGTTCTTTCATAATCTGGAATATTTTCCATTTCTTGTTTAGCAAAAGCTGCCATCTCATTAAGAGATTCCTGAGATTGTACTACATTTCCATTTTTATCAACTAAACCTTTTGAATTTAGTCTTTCAAGTAGTGCTTTACCTCTGCTGCCTTGCCAACTAAAAAAACCTAAATTTACTTCACTATTATTAGCATCTACGTGTTTACCAAAAATATATCTGTCCTGATATGCGTTTTCTCTGCCAACTTCAGCAGTAAGAGCCTTTGCTTGATTATCACTGAATCCAGCATTAACAAAAGAATCATAGACTTGCTTTTGAGTCTTTTGTATGCCTTCTAGATTACCTGTACCTTGAGACACTTTACCAGAAGCAAGACTTAGAACTTCTTGATCAGAAAGATTTTGAGCATCAGCAGCCATTTGTTTAATAATGGTTGTACCATCTTCAGATGTTACTCTCTCTAGACCAGATTTGGCCATTTCTTCATCTGATAAGTTTCTAAGAGCCTTAACTCTTTCATCATCAATAGACAGCCCTTCAGCACTGATTGCTCCGGTAATAGCAGTAACATCAATACCAGCTTTTGCCAATATTTCAGCTTGTTTTTCTGTGCTTAATTCAGGCGGAACATAGGGAACAGTTCCACCACCATCGCCGCCTCCACCACCTCCGCCTCTTCCACCACCGACATATCTTGATGGATCAGATAAAACACCGCCCAATGAGCCAATAGATTTACCAATATCTGGTAACTGATCACGGTAATATCTAGGAAATAGATTGACCAATTGACCAGGTGTTAGTGATGATATTAGATCACTAACTTGTCCGCTCTGGGCCAGCGTTGCGCGGTCCGCTGGTACCATACGGAGCATTTTCTTATAGTCTATGGTCATATTTTCTAGATTAAACGCCATTTATCTTCTCTTTTTAATTGTTGCTGCTTGGTCACGGTTCTTTTGCTCTTGTTCTTTTATGTGTTCTTTGAGCAAATCAACGTATATAAATCTTTCCCAAGGAATCATTCCCTCTAATTCGGTAAGACTATACTTATGGAACTGCATGAGTGCGAAGTTAGTCTTATAATAATTCATTAGTTTGTCATGGCCAAGCATTATTGAAAAAAACGGGTAAAGTCCGTGTACTTTATATTATGTTTGGATCCGCACTTGGGGCATACACCACCAGTTTGGATAGCAAAAGATGGTAAGTTATCTACAAAATTTTCCAGCTTTATGAATTGCTCACGGGTTAGCCCATCAATAAAATTTACCAATTCTTCCTTTGAGAAATCCTTGCTAGAATATACCTGATCACCATTTGTAATTCGTTCAATACAACTTGCTATAATTCGTATTTTCTTCTGGAAGTTATTCTCATTACTCGAAATCATCTTCATAATAGAATAAGATGGGTATTTCATCTTCATAGACAGTTTATTTGATAGACTGATATCCATGGTAATATCATCTTTCTTTTCGACGGTACAATTGGATATATCAATGACAGTCTCGAAAATACCACCACATTTATTACCATCTACCAAAGTATTACACACATAGGAAGTCTCGATGCTTTCACCGATGGACTTGGCTCTTAGTGCTATAAACAGGTAGTCCACATCAAAAAATGGCATCTTTTCTAAGTCAAGATCACCAGACACAATACAGTTATTGATTACCTGCTTGGTAGTCTTAATGATATTCTCATTGTCTCCTGATTCGATTGCCATGAGTAAAAGCTTTTCTTCTTTCACAACAAATGGTCGAATTTTAATAGTATTGCCATTAGATGGCAAAGTTACTTCATAAATTGGCACATCAATTTTAGGTAAAGTCATATATTTTCATCCTCTATAATTAAGTATTAGAAACCACCGCCACCGCCGCCACCTCTACCACCACCTGAAAATCCGGCGCCATCGCTGCCGCTTCCGGGAGTAGTAGGTGTAACTATTCTCTCTTCTACCAGTTTAAATGTTTCTGGCTGTTTGTCCTTATTAGGGCGAGTCCATTTCTGGTACGAAAAAGAAATTGTCAGGCGTTGGAAATTATCATCGGCCCAAGTAACTGGCTGTGGATTAACTAGAACAGGCCAAGCGTCATGGAGTGTCCAGACATACGTAGCTGTTGGTTCTGTCTTACCTGAATTGCGTTCAATATCGTTAAATTGAAACATATTGATTTTACACTTGTAATTGTCTTTATATGAGAAGTCAAATGTATTGGTTGGATTAATTATTTCCATCCAATCATCAAAGAACTGTCTTTCAAGCGATTCGCTGCGGCATAAAAATGTCATAGCAGCTTCTTGGTAATCTGCTTGGTATGGCACTTTAAAACTTGGTCCATAATATACCATTTCGGCCATATTAAAACCACGACCAGGGAATTCAGCAGCTTCGCAGAGATATGTTAAATCTCCCATAAAAGCGCCATATCCTGAGGATATCAAAAAAGAATTAGTGCCACTAGGTACAATCTGTACAACAAATCGGGCTGATTTGACTAATCCACCATATTTTGAAGAGAGACTAAGAAAGTCCTGCATTCTCAAAGATGTTGGCTGGTTTTCTATTTTAAAAGTTGCCATTTATATTTTATCCTTTTGAAACCCATACTGCGACAGGTAATTGTATAGCCTTATCCCATTCATCGGCTGTAACTTCCACAAATGATGACCTAACCTGACTAAACAAATATCTCTTAATACATGGGCGCATAGCACCAGCTATTTTGCTGGTGCTATTTAATAAGTCATATGTGACACGGAGCTTGGTGGTTGCGTTCATTTTATTATTATTACGGAATTTCATCATGGTATTCAGTAGTGCGCTGCGCTCACCAAATGAGAGGTAATGTAGATTAAGGCCTAGAAAGCCATCTGGATAACGTTCTATGGGAAATACCAAGGGAAATCTATCGTACATTGGAAGGGTATCTTTGTGCTTTGGATCGTACCAGAAAAAGTACATTTTACCTATTACTGTACTGTCTCTATTGCGCTCGTTATTGGACATGATTTTATTACGGTAGCCAGAGGCGCTTTTAGCCTTACCCGTCATCCAATCGCCGATTTCTTGTGATGTATAATTTTTTGCCATAATTGTATTTATTTCACTTGACAGCCACTTGACATGACTATATAATGGCTATGTGCTGTAGCAATGAATAATACTATTTGATACCTAATTCTTTCTCAGTGATAAGTTTGAACTGCCAGCCCCTGTCCAGACAGTATTCTTCAGCAGCTTTCCACTTAGCTTGATTCTTACCCCATGTAGTTACCTCAGTAATGTATTGTTTGGTAATACGCTTCTTTTTCTTGGGTTCAGTTGTTTCTTTCTTAGGCTTTACTTCCAATAGCTGTTCTGTGATATTACCATTCTTATCGATAGCCTTTATATAGAAGTCAGGGAAATACCTGTGGTACCTATTATCCAGTGGTGATATGTATGGTATTGCTATTTCCTCAGATGACCACTGAATAATCGATTTATTCTCATCCAAATAAACCATAAGCTTTCGTTCCCATAAAGAACGGTATATGATTCCCGTTGGGTCACCTTTATATTTTTCCGGGTGCTTTGGGCTATATCGGCCCTTATAAGTTTTCATATAAATATATAGAAAACAATTCCATAAGGATAAAAAATATGGCTTACGTCAGAGCACATGAAAATGATGGCATGCCTAATCAAGTGTCAAGGTCCGTTAATGACAACACCCTCAATCAATCTGAGTATGATTTCACTTATCGGGTATTTCCAAATGATTTAAATAATGATGATATTGGCCATTATATGGTAATTAATATAAATGTGCCTGTTTTTGCCTTATCTAGTAGTCTATCTGGCGCCACTGCTAGAACCTCATATGGTGGTACTCAGTTTAATCAAACGCTATTTCAGGGCAATAATCAATGGTCGAAGGTAGACGCTCTAAGATTTGGTAATGCGGTGGATGTTGGAGGGCTTACTCCTGTATTAGGGATGAATGCTTTGAGAACAGAAATGCTATCTATTCCAAGATTTACTCGCCGTATTAAAGAATCCATCGCAATGTTTATGCCTAGCCCTATTGTGTATAATACAACCAATGAATATCAGGAAACAAGCTTGACTGCTCTAGCTGGAGGGTTGATAACCGGTGCTGCTGGTGCTACTGCCGCTAGATTTTTTGGAGCAGACGTTGGCGCAGGAGTTGAAAACTTATTAAGTTCCGCAGGTAAAGGTCTTGGTAAGTTGTCTTCTTTAGCTGGTTATCCAATTAATCCGCGCGTTGAGGTAATGTTCTCTAAGACAAATCTTCGCCAGTTCGTATTTGAATTTTTAATGGCACCGAGAAATGCTGAAGAATCCGAAACTATGAAGGCTATTATTCGCACCCTTAGATACCACGCTGCTCCTGAGCTTGATTCTGTGACAGAAGGTTTTACATGGATTCCACCAGCTGAATTTGATATTACATTCTATAATAGAGGTGTAGAAAATACCAATATTCCAAGAATAAATACCTGTGTTCTGGATCGTATCGAGGTCGATTATACACCAGCAGGGAAATACGCTACATTCTCTAATGGCCATCCAGTAGCAGCAAGACTAAGCTTAGGCATGAGAGAAATTGAAGTTGTCCACAAGCGCCGCGTTCTCCAAGGATTCTAAGAATGAGTAGTTTTTTTGATAAATTCCCATTAATTCCCTACCAAATATCAGGTGTTAAATATTCAAGATTCCAGACTATTCGGAATCTTTTATTCCGTACCTCTATTATTCGTGAAGCTCTAACCAATTCTTCTGCCTATATGCGCTATATTATACAGGACGGTGATACACCAGAAATACTTGCTTCTAAGATATATGGTGATTCACAAGCTCACTGGATGATATTATATGCTAATGATATGCTGGATGCTCAATATGACTGGCCGCTGACATCCTCTGTATTTCCAAAATATATCGCAGATAAGTACCGTAGTATGGCGGAAGATGATCTGGACGCAACATTACAAGACCATGAGGTAATTTCATGGACTCAGGATTTAACAAATGACGCATCTGTACACCATTATGAGAAGGTGGTAATACGAGAAAATCAAGCTGAACAAATTACCGAGGAAACTCGATTTAAAATCAATAAATCATTATTGACAGATGATGAGCTTGGTGTACCACATGATTATTATGATGGTTTACCGGTTGTTCAGGATGTGGTGCCAACCAATCTGACAATAAATGGGCAGACAATTATTGAGACAGTATATGGTAATAAGG